TCCATCCACCCATCTCCCTTACAATCTCCATTACATTCTTCATCTGTAGGAGAATATTGTTTTCCAAAACAAGGCGGATAGTTCTCAACCTCTGTTTCTTTTTTAGGTTCCTCAATTTCTTTAGCAACAGATCTTGGAGGAGGGGCTTCCTCTAAGTATTCCCCCCACATAGATTTAATTTGAGGTGGTTTTTCTGCTTCTTTCTTAGCTGGACTCGGTATTAGTTTTGGTGCAGTATAGTCTACTTCTTTCTTCTGTTCTGTTCCAGAGAACGGATCATATTCCCCCCTCTGTACTAAATCAAATTCCTCTTCTGATATAGAATAATGGTACATAACTAATTGAAAGAATTTGGAAATTCCAGGCCCTAACCACGAAGGTAAAAATCTTAGTTCGGTTTCTCGTTCTTGCAATATGGATTGATAGAAAGGTTTGACTTTACTTAGTTTTATAAGCTCTATTATATTATGTAATTGATATTGTTCTTCTTTTAGTCTACTCAAAACAGACATATCCAATAATGGAGATGGATTAATTCTTGGCTTGGTAGAGTATTTAGTCCTACGTTTATTCCCTCCGTCTATGGTTTTGGTAATAACTATATTTCTTCCTTTACGTGGATCTAGAAAATCCTGAATCTCAGAAGTTGGACTCATCAAGAACAACATTAAATCTTTCCATATTGTATCCCCATATTGAAATACAACTATCTCTGAGGGATTGGTTGGGAAGATAACATTAGAATAATACGACTTTTTTCTATTGAGATCAGTGGCCTTTTGCCTAATGGGAGTTCCTTCATTGTCTCTTTTGAATAAGATAGTTTTGCATAGGTCACATAGTCTACATGGCTTTTCGTAGGTTCCTGGGCATATTATAGGCAACCTTGGCTGTTGGCCTTCCGAAGAATTAGACTTCATTAAATCATCATACAGTTTTTTCATTTCTGAATTATAAGTATCCGGCATTAAGTATCCTCCTTTCATTTATTATAAAGTAATTTAATCTTGGACATTATTTTCTTCTTTGGTTCTTTTTGATCGTTTACCTTGGACTTTCTTGTCCCTCCTTTCCATCTCCTTTTTCATTACAGATAGTTCATTAGCATAGAATTTCTCTTCCCCTCTTGACTTTGATAACTCTATAAGTACTCCATATCGCTCCTTAAAAGCATCCTTTGCCACCTCAAAGATGGCTTCTTTATATTCGGCCTGTATTAAATTAGTTAAGGATTCCTTATAGATAGGATGCTCAGCCAAGTAGTCATCCAGCATCCGCTCTGTAACTCTAGCCTTAGAATCTTCTGATCTAACTAACTCCTTGTATTCTCTACCTAATTCAGCTTCAATTTCTTTTAGCCTTATTTTAGATAGCCGTCTCTGCTTTGCTGCTATTGCCCACCCACAGGCATAATAGTAATATAAAGCAGGTTGGTCTATCAAGTCATTAGCAATATCATCCTCATTAATAGATAAAGCATCCCGTATTTCTTGTTCTGTTGATCTTTCTTCTGACATATTTCCTCCTGTATTTTAAGGTTTCACTTATAATATATAAAAAATATACCCATTTTTCATTGAATTATGGTTAAGTTTTTTAAAATGAAGTCACCCTAGATTCCTGTCGTAATCTATACAACATTCCTTAGAACAGAAAAACATATTTCCTTTTCTGTATATCTCTGCCTCCCTTATGGAATACATCTGTCCGCAATGTACACAATAGGAAATGATTTTAGGTCTACAATAATTTGGATCAAACCATATCATATATTCCTCTCTATGATAGAACTCTCAGGAAGCTTATAAGTTCTCATATCCCCCCAAGATTGACCTATTTTAAAATCAACTTTAATATCACTCTCAAAGTCAATGAAATTCTTAAAGTAAGTTAATATAACCTTCTGTATATACGGTATAACATCTAATTCCGACTCATGTATATTAAGTATCAGAGAGTCATGGATCTCCAAAACCAGAAAGGATTTCAAGTTATTCTTAACCAAGAAGTCATAAACTCCAATTAGAGAATATAGAAGTATATCAGATGCAAGGCTCTGTATTGGGAAATTTATAGCTTCTCTGATTGATTTGTTATCCAACTCATCCCAAATTGGAAATCTTCTACATCTCCCTGTAAGAGATTTTATATGTCCAGTTTTCTTAACAAAATTAGTGGCCCAATTCATCCATTCTTTAGTTTTAAAATATTTATTAAAGAACCTGGATATATATAGTTGGGCAACTTCTTCACTGCACTTTAGGCGTCTACTTATCCCATAAGCTGAAATGTTATAAATCAAACCGAAGTTTAAAACTTTTCCTATAGTTCTGCGTTCATCCTCTGTTATCAGTGCGATATCTTTTCCTAAAACTTCAGCAGTGGTGGTTGCATGGACATCCCCCTTTAAAGCTTCCTGTAGAGCAAGATCTTTAGCAATCTCAGCCATACATCTTAACTCATGTTGATTAAGATCGGCTTCTAATAGGAGATACCCTTCGTCTGCAATAAAGATATTCCGTACTCCAACTGCATCCTTATCCCCCTTAACAACATTCTGTAGATTTGGTTCTACTGAGGAGGTGCGGTAGGTAGAAGTGATGTCCTGCGTAAAGGTAGTATGAATACGATTGTCTGAAGTTCTATAATCATAAAGCTCTTTAAGGCTCTTTGACCGTAAGGCTGAATACAAAGAATATTCTATTAAAAGTTTACATAAGTTACTTTCTTCAGAAAGGACCTCCAAAGTCTCCCTATCTGTTGATGGGCTTTGTGTCTTCTCTGTGTATTTTATTGGGGTTAGCCCTTCATATTTGAATAATACTTCTTTTAATTGTGTATGTGAATTGGGATTAAATTCAAGTTTAGAATCCTTTTCAAATGACTTGATCGAATCTTCTAAAAGAATCTTATGTTGTAGTTTATCCAGATACTGGTTAACAGAAATTAGGCAAGTATCTAATCTACTAGGATCAATTTTTATTCCTTTCAATTCCATCTGGGTAAGGATATTTAAGACAGGTAGGTCTAAGGTATTAAATACATTATATAATTCCCTCTCTTCTTTTAATATAGGGTATTGTATTTTAAATAACCTATGACCTAAGTCGGCATCTATGGCTCCGTAGATAAATAATTCATTCCCATCCACTTTATCAGGAGTATTGGGCAGCTTGTCCTCATATCCACCAAGTTTACTTATTTCCCATGCAATATTTTTTAGTCCGTGAGGTTTATTCTCATTTAATAAATGAGCTACAATGGCAGTATCCCATATAGTTCCGTTAACTTTAATTCCTAAAACCTTCTCCATCCATTTATTATCAAATTTGATGTTATGTCCGCATTTTCCTACCCTCTTGGAATTAAATAGTTTCTTTAATTGAACATAAATTTCATCCCAACTGAATAAGGTTTGATTATTATATAAAGGTAAAACATAAGCTTCATGTGGCACCAAAGAAAACTGTACACATTTTATTAAAGGGTCTCCTATAAATAGGATTAATCCATTAGTTTCAATATCATAAATAAAATAAGGACTAACTATTAATTTGTTATATAATTCCTCCCATTGTTCTCTAGTTTCTATTAAATGATAAGCCCCTAAATCAGATTCATCAGTCAACGAACCAGTAAGAGCTTCTTTTATTCTACTAATGTGTTCAAAGAATATTTTCGTTTCCCTTTGGTTTCTTAAAACATATGCTGGGTGGATGACAGGTAAGATACTAATATCATTAGTATATCTTAATATCCTACCTGAATATCTTGTTATAGTCTTATGCCCAGTTAATGCCTGCAGTGCCACTGCTCCTAATAGAACTATCAACTTTAGATTTGGCATTTTTGAAATAGTGTTTAATAGGTTAGGTAAACATGCGTTAATTTCCTTTCTTGTTGGAGTTAAATTTTTAGGAGGTCTACATATCACCGCATTAGTGAGACAGAAATTAACTATCCCATATTTTGAGAGAGCTTCTCGTAATAAGTCTCCAGCTCTACCCTGGAATTGAAGACCTATTTTGTCCTCTGATTCTCCTGGAGCTTCTCCTACTATTAAGAGAGAAGCCTGTAAGTCCCCGCTTGGAGGCATATATGGAGACTTGCAGGTGCTATGAAGAAGACAAGAGACACCACATCCA